GTTTCACGTTGGGCATTCTTGTTTCGGAAGAACTTCAGAAGAACAGAGTAGTGCTGAATCTTCATGATGTCTCGATCGGCAGTGCCTTTCTTATCATACCGTGAAGTATACTTAAGAATGTTATCTCGACAGAATGCTTCACCATCTTTATGTGCTGCTTCGATGAAATCCAAGGTCTGGATGTTTTCATCATTAGCAGCATAGTGTTGCTTGTAGGTTCCACGAATGTACTCAAGGAGTTCTCTTACAATCTCCTCTTCATTATACTTCCAAGGAATAGCAGGAGAATCTGAAATCAAACTATCAGAAACTACATTCTCATCACCTAGAGTTATTCTAAAATCGTGTTGCCCAAAATCAATCACGTCGTCATCATAAGAACTAAAGATTGAAAGATCATCATTAGAACTGTTCATTTCATCAGAAAGCATAGACCAAGAATTAATCATAAGTTATTTTATCAGGAAAAGTTGTGAGAGTCAAGACATTCTTTCTGCTGTTCCTCAGAAGGCATCTGGAACTCAGCATCTACTTTATCATAAAGTTCCATAAAAACTTGCTTGGTTTCATCATCAAAACGATTCAGACACACTTGCATTGCTTTTGCTTTATCACCAAAGATTTCAAATGCCTTGACGATGTGAACCAAACGGCGAGTGCTGATAATCTCATCAATACCACCATCATAGAAGGTCTTACGGATGATGTCTGCCCAGTCAGAAAGACGCTTGCAGAACTCAGCATCAGCACAGAGTTTGTTGAGAATCTTCTGCTCAATAGAAGGAGTTGGATACTCTTGCTCAAAGGTCACAGGGAAACGCTCAAGGAAGGCTTCATTGAGCACGTTAGTTCCAATGAATCGTCCATCGTCTGAACCTTTACCTTTAGTGTTTGCGGTTGCGATGACGTTGAAACCTGCAGCGGGTCGAACAAACTTTCCGATCTTTTTAAGAAAGACTCCATTTCCTTCAAGGATACTTTGGAGACAGAGAATTTTATTAGAGGCAAGGTCAACCTCGTCAAGGAGCAAGATAGCTCCTCGTTGGAGTGCTTCAATGACTGGGCCATTGTGCCAGACGGTTGCACCATCAACAAGGCGGAAACCGCCAATAAGATCATCTTCATCAGTCTCAATAGTAATGTTTACACGGATGAGTTCTCGTCCGAGTTGGGCACACGCTTGCTCAACACCGAACGTTTTGCCGTTGCCAGAAAGTCCAGTAATGAACGTTGGATAGAATAGACGGGACGAAATAATTTTCTTAACATCACCGAAATTGCCAAACTTGACGAAGGTATCATCTTTTTGAGGGATAAGGTTTTGTTCTACAGACGGAAGTGCTGCAGGAGCATTATACGTCACTTCAAGTTCTTGAACTGTCTCTTTTGTTACTTCCAGGTTCCACTTGCCACGGCCAACTTTACAATCAGCAAGTTTACCAGTGACGGTCTGATACCCGTGTCCGTTCATCGCACACCAGGCACGAACATCACCAGAGGTCACAGTTTCACCGTAGAGTGCTTGAAGGGAAGTGCGGATGTAGTCGGCAGAGAGTGCCATTGCTTTCTTTGTTTGAACTGAAGTTATTATAGATCAGAATCTAAGTCTTCAGACACTCGCACAGACGGTTCTTCTAGTGGCACACCATTGTGCTTCTTACGACAAACAGCACGGGCATGAGCCCGTGCCAAACTTGTTATTTCGGAGCAAGGTTTATCCCTCTCTCCACAATAAGGACAAGTTTCATACTTGTCCGAAATCTTAGACATTAGGCAATCAACTCCACGAACTCGCCCAGTATCTTTTTATTTAGTTTCTTAGACTTCAAACTTTTCATGAAAGCATTCTTGACTTGTGCTTTTGTTGCATCATCCTTTACAAAGAAATCAGTTTCGTTTGAAAGTGCAGAACCAGAAATACCAAAATACTTTTCATAAGCACTAGAAGTAATAGAAATACATCTTTCCTTCCTCCATCGCTTCATTGCATTATCATGCTCAACTCCATAATAACCGCAGTGGCGACGAATAAAGGAACCACTATTTCCATCAAGAATACGAATACCAATAAAGTTTACACCAGGAACTTCATCCTTCAAATCTTCAATCAAAATGTCTGTGAACTCCCACCATGCTTCAGGAACCTTATAAGTCTTTCCAGTCTTACGATTGCGAAGATAAGTTCCAGTAGACATCCTACGACATCCGATGTAAGGTTCAGAATAACCAGGGTCAATCTGAACGTGCCGAACAAGATGACTTGATTCACCATCAGTCAAAATAACACAATTGACTTTCTGAAGTTTATTCTGATTTTTGAACTGAGGGATAATCTTATGGAGGGCAAGAATACTCTCATTCAGAGGTGTCCCAGAGAGACTCAGACGACCAGGAATAGAGTATTCGACCCAATACTTCATTGAGTAAGCACAACGCCAAATGTTCTTCATCTGTTCTTCAAGTTCTTTATTGGAAACATCAGAAGTAAAGAACTCCATCAAAGAGAATCGATTATCAACATTAAGAAGACCATCTTTTGGTTCATAATGAGGTTTCAATGATTGCGGACGATCATTCTCATCATAAGTTACAACATTGAACTCATAAGTGAAAGCATAAACACGGAATGGAATAGAAACTTTTTTGCAGAACCATACAAGATTGTAGAGTTGCTTCATAGTGTCCATCAGAACATTAGACATTGAACCAGACCAGTCCAGAACAAACACAAGACCGTGATTCTTACCGTCAGGAATAACTGTTACTTTCTTGAACAGGTCTTCATTGTATCGATAAGTGTGTAACTTAGTTGTATCGAGAACTCCAGTCCTACTAGTAGTAGCACGAGAATAAGCGTCTGCAGATTTACGGCACTCGAATTCTTTGACAAGATAATTTACCTCTTTGTTTGCTGACTTTTTATACTTTTGATACTCAGTATCAGGACGCTCAAACAATTTAGAAGCATCCATAGTTCCATGTTCCACAAGAATACCAAAGTGGTCTTTGATTAGATCATGAACTTCCTTATTGCTGTTCACAATAGTATCGAGACTCAAATCAGGTGCCTGAACATACTCATTAGCCAGTGAGTTGCTGATCAGATCTTTGAGTTTTTCATTCAGAACATCATCAGTTTTGACTTCAGGATCTGTATCGTCATAAGATTGATCTTCATCTAGTTCCTCACTCTCAGTTCCTTGAGTATCTGGAATAGGTTCTCCACTGGAAGTCTGAGGAACTTCAAATTCCGTTTGTTGTTCTTCTTCCTTTTTAGATTCTTCTTCTCCTCCACCTTGTTCTTGTTGAGGAGTTTCTACATTAGAAACTTTCTCTTGCTTCTGTTCTTCTTGCTTTTTCTTACAATACTTGTAAAGAACTTCTGCGGCATTTTGGGCATCATCAAAAGTTTCTGCATCAGCAATCAAATTGATGATTTCCATTTCCTCACCACTCTCAATGTGAATGTCGATGAAGGAACCAACTTTGAACCACAGGTTTGCACGGTCAGCAAGGTTCATTGAAGGAATGTCTTCATCACCAATACAGAAGAAATCATCATCTTGAAGTTCTTTGTATCCACGATAGAAAGTCTTGGGAAGACCAGCATACTTACGCTTCATCAGTTTCTCAATGCGAGCATCCTCTACAACATTGATGAACTGCTGAGGAACTTTTACAGTCCAGTCTTCATTAGGAGTAAAGAGTGCGTGACCCACTTCGTGAGACACCAGCATGTCGTAAACATTATTGCTCGCTTTCTCCCACATAGGAAGCGTCAGGACGCGAGTGTCCACATTGAATGAAGCAGTCTGTACTTTCTTGTTCTCAATAATCAGGTCCTCAGTCGCCAGCAACTTGGCGAGTTGACCTTTGATTTCCAGGTTGACCGTCATGGTTCTTTGTTTCGTATGGAACTATTATACAAAAGAACCCTGCTGTTTAGGCAGGGTCATGTGACGGTTTGGGAAGTGGTTTAATCGTCTGGAAAAGCAGCACTATTAATACGGTCCACAGCACTTCCTACAGGAATCAATAGAATACCACTCTTAGTAAGTTTTATTCTAAACTCATCACCAGGTTCTAGGTTCATCAGAGCAGTGTATGCCCTCCCGATGATCAGATAACCATTGCTCCGTACATCAGTACGATAACTCAACTTGCGACCCTCTTTACCGATTGAAGAATTTAACCCAAGATCTACTCCCTTGGCAATTAAAAATTGCTCATAAAATTCAGTAAAGGAGGGTACGATTTCACCATTCCGTTTGTATTTAACATACCCACAAACAATAGCAGTATCCCTCATATGTACACCTTTACTTGTAAATTCATCAACCTTAGCAATAAGTTCAGGTCCAGTAAGTCGTTTTGGTTCTTCTGGTTGTTGCTTTTTGGAGAAGTTGAACATGTGTTTGTTTCATACGAAGTCATTATACAAAAGAACCTCCCGTTTCGGGGAGGTCATGTGACGCTTTTTGAAGTGTCTCAGTGCTTCGCGTCGAGACCGCATTGCCTGAGGTTTCAACTTTCGTTTTTGCTCCTTCTTGGAGTGATGGTATCTGTTGGGAACTTGCATTTTTCTTTATCAGACAAGAGTGCGATTAATGTTGCAAAGGATACGTTGGTATGTTTGCTCAGCTTCTCTAGGGTCTTCGAAAGTCCAGTACTCTTCGCCACTGGAAGAAA